AATTATGGGAACCGGCAAAGCTGATTTAATATACTCCGGAATACCCCCGCCCTCAAAGGTAATACTCCTTTCACCCTGCACTTTTTGCTTGTAACCCACGCTGTCTCTATTGTTGTAAAGGTAAGCTGCTAAATCAGCAATGGTGCCATCATACTCAGTCGGTAGTTCCGTAACATTACAGTACCCCAGAGCTATTTTTATTGCTTGGGTAATAAAATGATTTAAGATTCCGTCCTTTGATGTATCAGCCGCATCAATACCAAGTAACATTTTTACGACTTCCAGCATAAGCTACTCCTCCATTTCATTCTCATTTTGGAGATCCAAGGCTATTAAGGATTGAATAAGCTGCTCCTTTTTATATCCGATTGCATTGAATCCACGCTGTTTAGCCAGTTCAACTAAATCTTTGTAATTCATCTCGTCATAATCCCCTGGTTCTCTGGGGGGATCTTCAATTATGGCGTACCCGTTTTCCGTAAACCAAGAAATGAGGTGGGAATCGTTAGTGACTCCCACCCCGTTGACAAAGTTTACACCTGCGGATATACCGTTATATTGGCTGTTGTTACAGTATATCTTCGCCATCAATTTACCTCCGTTAAGCTACTTTTATATTTCTGAATACTCCAGCACTCTTAGTTGCCTTTAATGCCACAGCTGCCACCATCTCAACTTCTCCATTCTTGACTGCGCCGGAAGTAGTGAAGTCAGGTAACCATATTTTCACCAAGTCCTGATTAGCAAGAGATACTGCATGGAAGCCATCCAACGCCAATCTTGCGGCATACAGATCAGTCAATCCTGTGACAGTATCGGTACCATTAGGTTTCCTGGTATCAACAATTGATACGACCGGATTATTGCTTCCTACCCTTGCACCCAGGTCAACCAGGACAATTCCATCATATGCATCTACTTTCTTGCCAAAAGCATCCTCACTTTGAGTGAGATATCCGGCTCTTCTGGCTACAGCTTTAATTTTGGTAATGAGCTTTGAATTCCCGCCCAGAAATGTAGGTATACCATCAAGACTGGATAGGAATTCGTCAAGCAAATCCAAGAATTGCTTGTAATTGGTGTCCAGTGCCGCAGAAGTTGAAAGATCAATGGAAGCAGCGGCATGATACTCAGTGCTAGAACCGGTGATTGCTTTGTTTAATCCATCAAATGAATTGGCATCCACAGCTGAGTCGCCATTGATAAATGTGTCGTGGAATAATGCCCTGGCTGCTTTGACCTTCTGTTGGACTTGGAGATTCACTTCATCTACTAGACCTCCAGTATTTGCAACTATCCTATCTATTGCAAAGGAACCACCAAAAGGCTTTAGTTCAACTGTGTATCTGTCTTTGGTTACTTCTTGGGCAGTATATTCATTATTTATTGCCCTAAATGCAGCTGTTGGCTGAGTTATAAGCCTCGTATATCCATAGGTGAGAGTTGCTCCATTGGTTCCTGGGGTTACAGCATCATCAAAGGTGATGTTGTCTAATATAAATGAACTCTTCCTGAATTCATCAATTACCCCTGCCTGAATATCATCCTGGGTGTTTAATTTTGCCTGTGCTAGTGTTATCGCCATATATAAATCATTCTCCTTTCAATTTACGCATTATTATTGCTTTGAGTAATAGTCCTTTAAAGCATCATTCAGGTTTTTAGGTTGATTATTCTGATTAGTATTGTTAGGTGGGGTATAGCCGGTTGACTTCAATCTTTCCTCAACCGCAGTCTGTACCGATGCAGAATATATTTCTTCAAACCTGCCAATATTGGAAACAGTGGCTTCTTCATTATCTGAAATAAACAAATCAACTATATTAGTAATAGGAAGCTTCTTTTCGGCAGCAATGGTCAAAGCCTTATTCTTCAAGACTTCCCTTTGCTTTTCAGTCTCCATTTTTTCAATCTTGGCATTAAGTTCTCGTAGCTGCTTCTTTTCCTCAGATTCCTCCGGATATAGCTTATTAATCTTTTTGTCAATTTCCTTTTGCAGATTGTTGTCCTTCCAGGTTTTTAAACCTTTGTCGAGATGCTTATCCTTTTCAGCATCCAGCCACCTTCTGCCATCCTCATTTTCAGCAAGATACTTTTGCATCCCTTCAACACCCATTAAGCCCTGAAGATATGCTGCCAGTTCCTTGTCGCCCTTGTTTTCATCGATATACTTTTTTACTTCCTCAAAATTCATATATATTCTCCTCTCAAATTTGCCCTCCTGACTCATTCGAACCAGAAACGCTTATTGAGCAGTTTAAAGTCATGCTCAGGACATATTTTTATCTTCTCTCATAGCGAGGACAAATGACTTCTTTGCATCTGAACGATTGTTTACATTCATGCTTGCATCTTTCGCATTTTGGATGGTATTGAATATTCCCCTCACTGTTGATCCAGAAGATCATTTCTTCTTTTTGCGAATTACTTATTCTTGCCAGGTATACTGCACCTCCTATCCCCCTTAAAAACGGGCAAATTAATTTATAAGCCAAAGGAGCTATAATTCCCAATATTACTGCGTTATTGGCATATTTTATTTCAATTTCTAATTTTTAAATTTGCGATATAAGGCCGTCAAAAAGCAGAGGTAGTATATTTACCCTACCTCGCTCAAAACAAGGGCTAAAATCGTCAATATTTTGTTGTTAAATAATCACTTGGTTCTGGATTGTAGAAATGCTTTCTGGTGTGGCATTTTTTCTTTGCTGTTCAGCGTGAAACTTATCCAGTTCAACTTTTGGATTTTCTATAAATGGAAGGATTGTAATTAATGTCTCCTGTGAGCATACCTCTTTGAGTTTTACTATTACATCGGCCAAACCAACCAGATCGGTAGGCAGATTTCGGGTAAACTTCACTGCGACATCTCTGTAATCAAAGACCCGGCCTTCTTTTTTGGCAACAAAGATAAATAGATTCTTAATTCTTTCCTTAATTACCTTTTCCATAAAGGCTTCACGCATAGCTACACGGTTTTCAAGATTCAGCAGTTTATTGCGAAGTGCCAGGGATGAGGTGTTGCTGGCCCAATTTTCATTAAAATTCACTTCATCCATCATATCGTATATTTTACGTTCAATATTCTCCAACTCGTTTTGCACAAACGAATCATTAATATCTTTGGTCAGCCATTTTACCGCTCCACCCTTGGGCACCTGTATAATGCCCATAGACTTCATTTTGAGTAAGTCTTCTTCCTCAATCTTGGCATTCTCAATGATCAGGTAAGCATTTCTATGATCGGCTATTTCATTAACCAAGTCGGAATTTAAGGCGTTATATGCATCAAACAGGCTGATTACATCTTCAAATCCACTTTTACGCTCACTGTTAGCCGGGCAGACGGTAACCGGCACTCTGCCGAAGATATGACTGTGACTTCCAATTGGCTGTAGTTCGCCGCCCATTATTTTGTAGTGCAAGATATCATAATCTGTATATACATCGAGATATGCAGTATCATCGAACCTTTTCTTGAATTTATGAATTGCCAGCAGACTGTTCCTCTCAGCAGTACCGTCCTCCAAAAGATAGCATTCCAGCGGAGTCAGGACTGTCGCACAGAACTCTCCCTCGGTATTGATATAGTTTAGCTCATAGCTCTCGCCATAGATTTCGCTTTGCTTACGTAGATTAATATTATGCTCCTTGTCCCAATGGCTGGTGTTTCTGTCGATGCAGTCAATGATATTACTGTCATAGGTTTTGGATATAAAATTAACAGGCTTGCCCAACAGGTAGCCTGTTTCGTTATCTACGAATTTCCGGGGAAAATTGAAAATCAATTTGCGGTTACTTCTACTATCCTGCATATCATAATTCTTTAAAATGCTATGGTTGCCTTCGTAATAATCTTTATATTTCTGCTTGGTGCTGGAGTTATGATTTAGCTCCATCAAGCATTGATTTATCAGGGTTTCGTTTATTTGCAAAGGGTCACTTCCTTTCTAAAAATGGGCATAAAAAAATAGCCCATACCGTTATATGATACAGGCTAAAAGTAAATCAAAATATTATTTTTTTAGGGATTTTATAAAATCAATTCTTAATTGTAATTCTATTAGTCCCAAATCGTTTTGTGAGCCAATATGTCCCTTTGGTCGTGAAATTAAACTTTGCTCCAGAAATTTAACAGCTGCAATCTTTCCGACTCGCTCAACTGCAAATAGATCCGCCTCTTTTTCTTCCAACATTATTTCACCATTATTTATAGCCTTTATTCTTTTTTTCCTTATTTCTTCCTGTGACTTATATTTTATGAAATGATTTTTATCAATATGCCCTATTTCATGCCAGATACCAAATGCAGCCACTTGGGGTTTTAAATTTAAAAATTCTTCATCAACAATAATTACTGGATAATTCCCATCAACTCCTGAAAGTAATAATCTTCTGTTTTCAGCTTTCATCAATAATTCATCATGAATGATCTGTATATTAGTGCTAATAACTTCTTCAAATCTACTATTCACAACAGTACCCATTATTCTCTTGCTAAAGGTCTCAGTTCTTATTTTATAAGCTATTTGATATTTTCTAGTCATTACATAACTCCTCAAAACAACAGATTCCTATCATAAAACCTCAGCCTCTGTACCCCCTGCACCAACTGAACAGCCCCATACAATGAGTCTGGAGCATCATCATGTTTTGCACCTTTATTATAATCCTTTATCTGGTTATTGTATCCTATGTTGGAAGAGTTGAACAAGATATATGCTTTTTTAATATCAGGTTCAAGAGTTATAATTCTCTCGTGCTTCTGACCTTTAGCGACCACTTCATCAACAGGAGTAAAGATTTTATTCTGCCACAACTGCTCTTCAAACTTTTGCTTCATATATGACTGAGCCTGAGTGGCTTCAAAGCCAATCTTATCGACCGGAAACAACTGCAGCTTTTCTATGGCTACCTGGAACAGATCATCAGGCAGGAGTTTATGTATGCTCCCATCAATAACGTACATCTGATTGGTTTTCTTATGCTGCCCAAGAATTGTAATAGCCGAATAATCATTTCTTTTTGCCGCTTTTATTGCCGGATCAATATACATCGCTATTTCCAGTTCTTCAAATTCCGGTAGTCTATCCCAGAAGGATAGGTTTTGGAATATATAATCGTCAGTGTTGCGGGGATCATTTTGCATTTCTTTATAGAACGACTTATCACCCATAGCCTGCTTTTTGCACATCAAATAATAATAATCCAGATATTCCGGCCAGAGTATTTCTGTATCTTCCAGCATTTCATCATGGGCATAAAAAAAGGACTTGGCAGTTTCAATTCTGTCCAAATCCTGAAGATTATTATATTTTGATTCCCACTCAGCCCAGAGGTCATCTCTTGCAGACCAATTTATAATTGATGCTTTCTTAATGCTGCGTACTCCCGGAATCTTACCTTTTAACAAATCGGCCATAAGGTCTTCTTCGTTTAGTATTGTTCCAACCACCAGTATATTGGTATCTCTGGTTCCTATGGGTATTACAACATCTGTAAAAGTATTTTTAACCTGTTCCCGCTTTGCTTCTGACTTTGCGGTATCGTCCTTTAGAAGATCATCCAATAGAACCAGCTGTGGCCTATGGTGCTTAAAGTGGATACCCCTGAGAGAACCATCTATTCCACGAATCATTATGCAGGCATCTATGCCGCTTCTGCTTCTAATCCATATTTCGTTATTATTCCATCGACTACCCTTAAAAATACCGAAATCCTCTAGTAGTAACTGGTTGTTTTCTAGCTCGTCCTTTATCATATCGAGGAAAGGCAGTGCTATCTGCTCTGTTGCCGATATTATCAGCGTGAACTGCGATTTTCCATAAAGTGTTGAATATAACGGGAATAGAAAAGAGTTGATTGTGCTTTTGCCGTGTTCCCTTGGCAATCCAAAAGCCTCAATCAACCCTGTGTTGTCCAGCATATATTTTAATTCTTGAAATAACTCTCTGTGAAAACTGCCAAATTCTCGATCAAAGTATTTTGGAAAGTAACACAGAGCAAAAAATTCTATATCCATCTCACCAAGCAGCCTGCGTAGTTCTGAAAATGAAAACTCCCCGACCAATTCTTCTATCTTGGCCGGGGAGAAATATTTATCCAGGTATTGCTTTAGCAGGAGGTTCTGGCGGTAATGATCTGGTTCTTGTATTGGTTGCATATGTACCCCCTTTTAAAAAACATTATATTGGTGGAGTCCAGACATGTTTTTTAATTTCACTTTTAACACTCCAAACTTGCGCATGCCTCGGATACCAACCTTTACCTGCACTTGCTTCAACATAATATAGATTTTTGTCTTTTATTAAGTTAATAACTTGCCTAATTCTTTGCTTATATTGTTTTGTGAGTCCAAATGTATTACTTCCCCAGGCAACAATTATTTCATCTACATTCTTTAATACACTTTTTAAGACTTTATCATTATTTGCCCCAATTGCTTTAACTTCCTGTCCATTTTTCATTAATTGTGCAAGTTCTTTAGAGTCTGTTGCATAATATGAGTATAAATTCATAATAAATACTTTAGAATAGCCCTCTTTATAACAGAAAGTTAGCACCCTGTTTATTGTGAGATCAGATATTCGTTTATTCGCTTTACTAGGATTTTTCATTATCACTAATATTTTTTTATTAACCTTATTATTTAGTGGTACTGTCAGAAGATATCTATACCCGCTTTTTTTATTGCCTTTAAAAGTTATATTTTCTTTATCAACGTATTCTCTATATTGATGAATATTTCCCATATCTAACCACCCCCACCTAATAATATAATTTTGCTATAAATGTTACCACAAAAATTTCCGCACCCTTTGCTACCAGGTCAATTTGCACAAATAGAAGCACCCCTCCCATTGAGAAAAGTGCATATTAATGGAAGCAGGGATTTATCACCACTCCAGGGCTTCGAGGGCGTTTTCTTTGTCCTGCTCGGTTGTAACGGTATAGAGGTTTGTAGTCTGAATATTATCGTGGCCGAGTATCTGTTGGATGGTCGTAATTGGGGTATGTTCCTTTACAAGCTTGTATCCTAGGGTATGCCTGAGCCGGTGCGGTGTTACCTCAACACCTACTCTTTGACCATACTTTTCAAGGATCAGATTTATTGCATTCCTCTTCAATGCTCCACGCTGCCCTATCAATAGGAAGTCGCTGTCACCTTCAGGTCTAACCGCGATATAATCGTGGATTGCTTTGCGTACATCTTTATTCAGTGGCAGGATTCTGTTTATATTTCCTTTGCCTAATACCTTGATTGAGCCTTTACGCTCCGATATATCTATATCTTGAAGCTTTATATTGCAAAGTTCACTGACCCTAAGCCCTGTACCCAGCAATATTTCAATGATACAAATATGAAGTGGATTGCGATTGCGGTGTATCTCGGCCCGCAGTTTTCTCAAATCTCTATCATCTAACCCTTTATATTGGCGAGCATCCCGGTTCTTCACAGCTTTTATATAAACCTCAGCCGGAATTGTACCGTTTTCATATAACCATTTGCAGAAGGCATTCACGCTGGCAATCTTCCGGTTGGCCGTAACCACTGATTTATTGGTGGTTAGCAAATGCTTCTTGTATTCAATGGCATCCAGTTCAATAAGCTTATCAAGTCCGCAGTCCGTCCTGGTGCTATACCATTCAATGAAAACCTTACTATCGCGCATATAGCAGCCAACCGTATTCATGCTGAGTTCCTGACTTCGTAGATATAGCTCAAAACTGCCCATATCAAGCATAAAAACACACCCTTTCTTATTTGGTGTGTTCATGTTCCCTCTGTATAGGCGTTTAGTCAACTGGAGACATAAGACTAATTATGCATTCTAATTGGCCTCATTTGGGGCAGATTATTATAAAATACTGGCGTTTATCTCCGGTAATACTGACGACATAAGATTATTGCCTATTTCCTCTTCATTCTTTGCCTGGTCATCCTGGCCTTCGGTTACTGTATATTCGGCTTCAATAGCATTACTGTTTATCATCTCCAGGAACAGACGCTTTCTTGTTTCATCGTTCTGACTGGTATCCAATATGATCTCTTTCTTATCAGACCACTCCTCCGGCATACGGTTTCTAAGGAAAAATGATATTGCCTGAGCCGATGGAGGTTGGTGGCGTTTGATTTTCTCAATCCTGGTTCTCTTCTTACCATTCTTATCCTCTTCAACAATGGTCTTGAGTTCTTCGTAATCATAGCCGGTGCAGAGTTTAATTAAAGATTTTTCTACGTCGTTGCATAACACGCTCCTGCCCATATTTACGAGTTCCATAAGGATTTCGTGTTCCCGACAATAACGATACCAAGTATCCGGTGATATCTCAAGTCTCTTGCAAACCTCTCTGACGGTCGCTCCATTCACCAACCAATCCTTAATGTCAGACAGCTTCGGCAATATTACCGTATTCCACTTATCGCCTTTATTCAAAATCTTTGCAAATGGCTCGTGTTTTTTATGATAATCATCCAATGCCCATAAACTTATATCAAGTAACCTCGCAATATCGGCTTTTGTGCATCCTTCATCAACCCACTTTTCAACTTCATCAAGTCTTGGTTCCACATGGGTTTGATATTTTGTAATCATAGCTGCTTTCGTGCTCTCACCTCCCCCTAAATTAAGAAAAGAGCCTTTTTATCGGCTCAAAATCTCATTCATATACTGTTCTATAAAATTAATAAAGGCTCTAACGCATATATGGTGGAATTCCTCATATTTTAATTCATATTCGTATACCCTCTCTTGCTTACCTTCTCTATATTCTTCCTCAACATTCATAATTTTTAATTCAGGACAATCCATATGGGACAGAGAAATACTCCAGTAATCACCTTCATGTACGAAAACATTTCTTGTTTCATTTATAATTCTCGCAAATATTTCTATATTAATATTCCTATCAAAATCTTCCTTACTTTCATAGTAGTCATCAGCATAACTCCGTTTAACTTTATTCAAAATAACACTTTTATCTTCATTCGATATGTATGAATTGAAAAAGTCGATTACAGTAGTAGTCTTGTTAAGTTTTTTTCCCTCCCTGTCAGTAATCTTACCAGCTATCTTATATAGGGTTTCAATACAAGTAACCAAATAGGTGATTTTAAGTGCGTCTTTCCCTGGCCGTATTATCTCAATATCATTTGCCAGCGTAACCAACCGCATAGTGTTATTTATCATTATCCTGAGAATATTGTTATTATTGTCTTTATCACATATAAAAATAGTCTCCATAAACTTTTTCAAATCATTAACATCTGAAATATAGTCCTTATAGAAATCCACCAATTGATCATAATACTTTTGATCAAAAGGAAATTGATTATCTAAATGAATACTAAGTTCTCTGTATTTTTCTTCCATGTATTTCATCTCCCTTCACCAGTATTGTATACCAATAAAAGGGAACAAATAAAGGAGCCTCAACCGAAGCTCCTCATTCACTCAATCCTTATTTCAATAATCCAATCTTCTCATCAAACTCACCAATCAAATCCTCATCTAAATCCCAGAATCTAACCAGCTCAGCGTACATATCCCTGATCTGCTTCAGGTCATCCAGGGGATCCTTTTCTCCCAGCACACAATCCTTCTCAATTGCGGTTGCCAGCAATCCCTTCAGGGTTTCCCTTATTAAATTTTCAGTTTTCATATTCCAATCCCCTTTCCATTTGGTTAGGTAGCACATTAACTCTGAGCCGAACCAATAGTAAAGCGGAATTATAATCTTGGCCTGTACGCCCGGTATTGCTATCTAATGCAACAACTACCCGACCAATAAAAAATATCGCCCCACAAGCGAACGTAGAGCGATATGAGCCGGAAATATCTTATTCAGCAGCTTCCTTTACCGGTTTGCTGCCACTCCTAAATGCAGAATTACCGGCCAGCCTTTCAAGCAGTACCTTCCTAGCAGTTTTATATTCATCCCCTATCATACCAAGCCTAATCAGGAATACCCTAAAAGTAAACTTCGGATTATCGCTTTCAGTTTTCTTACTGCTTGCCGATTTCAAGCTAAGAGCCAGGTTATTCAGCAAGGTACAAAATTGTTCATATACATTAATTCGTTCAGCATCCAGCGTTGCATTGAATATCCGGAAGATGACCTTATCATCGGTTATTTCAATATCTCCATCTTCAACCCCAAAGGCCATCAATATTAATTCCTTTTTGCTTTCAAATACCTTCCCGAGATTCTCCTTGGATTTATCGGTATATCCAGCAACATCAATTGAAATTGTCAGCTTGCAACTATCATTGATTATTGCTCCAGCTTCAATTAACTTATCAAATATGTCTGCATCAAAAGCATCAAATTCAATCTGAACCTTAAATCCTTCATCAACCTCGCCTACTTTTGCTTCAGGAATAATACTTTCGTTAAGTTGAATCTTCCAATCTTCCACCGTAAATAGCCTGTTAATACCACCCCGGTATTCCGGCTTGGTGTTTAAGTGGTCACCGATAATGCCAGCAACTGCTTTCCTTGTAATTCCCGTCAGACCCATTTGAAACTTCATCATAATAAAAGCCCTCCATTCTTAATTTGTGTACTCACATTAATCACTCTAAGAAACACACAAATCAAGTAATACAGGGCTTGCTGAACATTTTTCCTTATAGCTTTTCTCTTATACAATAGATCCCCTTAAAATATTCTTATATGATATAATGGATAATAATACCATATAGAAAAGGGGATAAAAATGGATATCAAAATTGACATGAAATTTCAATGCCCAGAATGTAAGGAAATCATTCAGCATGATTATAAAGAAAATGACTTGTTAAATCGCACCCATTTAGATTTAACTTGTCAGAATTGCAATCATACTGAACAACTTGAAACTGCAGTACTCATTAATAAAGCCAAAGCAGAAGCAATTAAAGAAATCAAAAAGAACTTTAAGACAGTGTAATTTTAGCTTGCTCAACTATTTCTTCGGGTGTCACTCCTTTACTAAGTTGCTGTTGAATTTCCTTTTTACTTATTTCATCAAAATGAATATTTATTTTAACTTCCATTAATTTTTCACCTCGGCAAATTGAAATAGAGGAATTACCATATTTTATGCGGTCATATATCACCGTCAATTCCCGGCCAAATAAACTGAGCAAATAAAATTGCTGGTATATTTAGACCGCAATTTGCTCATTTATTATGTCCGCATATTTATATTGCTGTCCTTCTCTTAAAATAATCACATCATTGCCATTAATTCCATCCTTGTAATTAATCCAGCGTTCAATAATAACCTGACAATACTTTGGATCAAGTTCTAATCCATAGCAGATCCTATCTGCTTTATCAGCTGCAATCAATGTAGTCCCACTGCCAAGGAAAGTATCTACAACAATATCACCGTATTTGCTGGAATTCTTGATTATATACTCAATCAGCAGTACGGGTTTCATTGTTGGATGAACATCATTCACTCTCGGTTTATCAAAGTTCCATATTGTACTTTGCTTCCTGTCACCATTCCAATAATGGCTTCCGGTTGGTTTCCATCCGAATAATGCTGGTTCATGCTGCCACTGGTATGGTTGCCTTCCCATTACAAAGGTATTCTTTACCCAAATACAACATTGGGAATGTTTAAAGCCGGAATCAATGAATGCTCTCCTAAAAATCAATCCCTTCGCATCAGCATGAAACACATATATACTTGCTCCGTCATCGGATATTTCATAGACTCTTTTAAATGCTTCAAGAAGGAAATTATAAAACTCTTCATCACTTAAATTGTCATTTTGGATAGTTAAAGCATCTTGAGTTTTCCCAACATAAGAAATCCCATAGGGTGGGTCTGTAACCGTTAGCTTTGCCTTCCGACCATCCATTAACATAGACAAATCTTCACTCTTTGTTGCGTCTCCGCATATCAGTTTGTGTTTACCGAGCAGAATAATATCTCCCAATTGAATAACCGACTCTTCAGGTACTTCAGGAATTTCTTCTTCCTCTTCCGGTTCATCCTTGGGCATAAATTCATCCCATAGTTTTTCAGCTTCTTTGAAATCAACACCGGTAAGCTCAATATTGTAATTCTCCGTTTTTAATTCATCCAGTAAATGAGCCAATGCAGACATATCCCATTCACCAGTGATTTTATTTAAAGCAATATTTAGGGCTTTTTCTTTTGTCTTGTCAATTTCAATCATTACACAGTCAATTTCTTCATACCCCAATTCCTTTAACACCTTGGCTCTTTGGTGACCGCCAACAATAGTAAGATCACTATTAACAATTATAGGTTCGCAATATCCGAATTCAGTTATACTGGCTTTTATCTTTTCAAACTCCCTATCGCCGGGCTTCAAATCAACTCGCGGATTATATTCAGCGTTTTTCAAATCTGATATTTTAATTTTTTGTATGTTCATTAAATACTCCTCTCAAAAATAAAACAGGAACACCATTATCAATGCTCCTGAAAAGTTTAATTATTAGTTATCTTTAATATCACTATTGTCTTGCAGACGGCACTTCTCCCCCTGGTTAACGCTTCGCAAGCTTCGCGTTAACTCTCCCCCGCTGGGGGAAATGGTTTTTATTTTACTATTGAGAATTCATTTTGGAATAAATATTAAATTATAATAGTTGGCACTTTTGTTTCCTCTATTATGATAATATTATTACACTATTCAAATGTGCCAACTTTTTCTTCTCCTGATACTTTCCCTATCTTTTCTCTAATATCTTTTGCATCTCTATCAATCAAAACTGCTACTAATTCACTATATATTTCAGGATATGCTTCATTATATCTGTACTTATCCTTTTTACTTTTAAAATTTACTTCTCCCCAAGCATGGCTATATTTTTTACGAATCTTAAGATGCCGTTTTTCAGCATTTTCCATCATATTCTTGGAAATTAAATTATTTAATGTATGCTTTAATTCATATGTATCTATTTCTTTTGAAATTTGTTCGTAAGCGGCATCTTCCATATAAATTTCATAATTGTAATACATGTAATCTATATTGCCTTTTTCAAATAAAATTCCCTGTAATTCTTTTCTAAAATCCGGCTGTTTACCAGCAAGTATTACTTGACTAATATTTTTATATCCTCTATCATTCAGCAACTTTTCTTCCGTTTTTCGTACCAATCTTATTTCATCTGGATTAGCCTTTCTATGGATGGTATTGCCAATACATCTTACATATGTATTACCTTTACCCTGTAATTTCAATGTGTTTAACTCATTAGTTTCAGTTTTTACCTGAGTAATACATACCATCGGCACTTTTGTCCATTTGATAAACTGTATTTTTTCTAGCCTCTTTAATGCTGTTTCAAATATTCCCCGCAAGTTTCCTCGGCTTATATTATAAAACTCATAAATATTGTATTCATTAATTTTCAACAGTTTAGCAAGCTTTGGCACTTTATCGACACAGAAATTGTAGTTAATATTTACCATGTCAAACTGTTTGAGAAAAAAAGTAAGAGGCGCGAACAGTTTGAAAGTATTTTTTAGGAGTAAATCCACTATTAGTTCTTGTACGATACTTCCATATCTATTGTTATTTGTATTACCGTCTTTTCTCTTATCAAGTTTAGGTGCTGGTACTTCATAAATTTCTTCAATAATATATTTATTACCATCTCTACTAAACCTAAAATATCTTTCCCAATCTTTAACCTGTAACTTTTTGCTTTTGCCATCTTTAATATCAGCACCTAATAGTTTGCATAATTCCCTGTAATTCTTAACTACTAGGCCAACTTTTAAATTCTTTGTTATGATCTCCATCCATTATGATCCCCCATACTACTAAATCAACTGTTTAAATTGCTGATACTTCTCCATAGTTTCACGCAACTTGGGGCTATTCCTAAAGATAAATATCTTCCTATTTGAATCCTTTAGATCTGGCTTAACATTAATACAGTGAAACCGATTGAAGCATAGCCACCCCATCATACGTTCCTGCGTAATTACAATTGTTTCATTTTCCATATTCCATTTTGACCTCCATCATTTGTAGTAATAATTTTTACATTATTCCACAAAAGTGGGTCGGGACGACTTCTACTTGGTGAAAACAAGGCAAGGGCTCTGCCCGTAGCCGATGTTTGAACCTAGTAGAAGCTTGCCCACGTTATATTAAACAGTTATTTCCGTTGCAGTTAATCCCACACTGCTTTTATTGACTTTTCCTAATATTTCAAATTTAATACTGCTACATTTCAATAGGCTATATTCATGAATCTGTATCCAGTCATTGAATACTTCCAGCATTTCTTTCCCGTCTTTTAATAAAATAGCCTTATTATCAACAGCCTTCACATCAAAATAAATCTGGCCGTTTTCTTTCAATTCAGTTTTAATTAAATCTACAACTTCACCATCCAGAATTCTGGCTCTTATGTCGGTCTTTATGTTTATTATGTTCAGGCGTTTTTTCTCCTCAAGGTTTAAATTTTTAACTATATCCCTATTATCAATGGCCTCGACCGCAACTTTTTTATATTTTTCATAAAGGTATGTAATATCTCCTTCAGGGTCTTTTTTATAAACATATCTTTTTGGTTGAAGCTTCTCATTAAGATAATAAAATACCGTAAAAAACAGATTGATTATGAAATCCTCTGTGCAGTTTTTCATATTGCCAATAGCATTAGCTATAGTGGCTACATTATATTTCCTCTGGATTTCCTCAGCAAGCGGATTGTATTTGGTATCTACTTCCTTATATTTTTTGAATTTTTCAGCTTTAAACGCTGCTATCGCATCAAAATACAAATCATCTTCCAACTGGCTCCAGGAGGAATTATTAATCATTTCTTCTCTGTATTTGCGTTCCTTGTAACATTTCTTGTTACATTCCTTATCAATTGCCTGTCTTTCTTCCGTATAATTTTTATAGATGGCTTCTATCTCTTCAAAACACGCAGTATATTCATCTTCCTTATAATCAGCATTTATTAATTTCTTTTGAATGATTTCCGCTTTATTATTAAACTCTCTCCCTATTTCATCTATTACATCCAACAGACTTTTCTTTATTGTTTTTGACACATTATCCAATAACCCAAAGGTATACTGGTACTGCCCTGGTACAACATCTGCTTTATTTTCCTTATACTTTAGGAAGCTCGCCTTTCTTCCATACTTTTTACTGATGATTTCCATATCTTCTGAACTTGGAAAATACAATGTTTTAGGAGCATCGATGGCTACCATTGCATTGTAGAGAACGGTGTATATGTCCTTTTCATTTTCATAGAATCTCTGTTTAATGTGTTCCCGGTGCTGTTCGCTGGCCTTATATGTAGTAATCCATTCATCACTCTCGATTTTCTCATTGGTTAGTTTCTTCTCTTCCTCATCCAGGCTCATATTCAGAATAAATTTCTCATTAACGATATCGTAATAATCGTATGTTTGCTGACTATCGGAGTTAATGCTGGCACTCTTCAAAGCAATTTTTCCTATTAGATTTCCTGAAGCTCTATATGTCGCTAAGAATCTATTTTCCGGATTATAAACCATCAATTCATTATGTCCATCATCTTTATTAATGAAATACTTCCCGTCTTTGGGAGTTAGCACTGCGTTTCTGATAATATCTGAGTCTATGACGGTGCAGGCATCTCCATCACAATCTGCTGAACTCATAAGTGCAAGAATGTCACTTTTCTGATTGAAATAGATTAGTTCCCGGCAAGAACTAAAATAGTTATCCAGAAAGACATTCCTCACAAACTTCACATTATGAATTTCGCTATATGCAACCAGGGGGTTCCTGGCGATTGTTCTGATTTCTCCATCGTTACAGTCCGCACTATAGAATTCCCCGGCCTTAAGTCCATTTTCACCCTGGTCACGATGCATAGCAAAGTTTATATAAGAAATGGGGTCAATAGCAATATACTGATATTTTGCCTTTGCAGTGACCTTCCCACAAGCGAGTTCCCGGCATTTTTTCTCTATAAGCTTAGCTAAATTGTTTTTGACGTATTTCAGGTGGATAAATTCCTCAGATACATTGAGTATTTCCTCACATTTGGTGACCACATTGCTGATGATATGGGCTGCTTCCTCCTGAAATTCTTCGCTGTCTTCATTTTCACTGGTAATGATATTTTTGAAGAACAGCCTTATGGTATCGATATTGATCATCCATTCATCCTTATCGCTGTCCTTTTCGAATGGCTTCAGGATTTTTCTATATGTTCTAACATCCTCTTTAAGAAGAGCCATGTAATCTTTTTTACTCAAGGCGAGGGCGGTGAGCAATTGGTAGTTTAATCTTCTGTAGTCCTCAATATCCTCATCGCTTTTATTTATCTTGGTGACGTAGAGCTTGCTAATTATGTCTTTATATTTGGGATCTACACCGGCAAGCCTTTGCTTATAAGTACCCATATTTTCATCATTTTCAGTTTTATAATACTTAGCCAATTTAACCATTGACTCATTTAAAAGCATTATATTTTGAGTTACCGGTTGCCACTCATTCCACATATCCAGCAGATAAAATTGATCATCAACTTTTTTACAGTAATCGGTATCCCCTTTATAGAAAACATCCAGGTATTTAATAATGTTGAACTTCGTGATCATGCCTTTAATGCCGATTCCATAACCTCTGATAATTGCAAACTCAACCGGATAATCTAGTCCAAGTTCATTTTGTATTTGATTAAACACCCTGGGAGTGGCAATTGCTCCTCCATCGAACACGTCAATATCATCATCAAAATGGTAATCAACCAAGTTATAATTCACTTGGTCTTTCATATCACCGTTCTTATCTTTGACTTGCTCCGTGAACTTTTCTATAGTTTTATAATCCTTGATAATATGAAATGTCGGTTGCGGCAGCACTATTAAATCCGGCATATTACCTGCCATATAACAAGTGCTTGTCCCAAGAGAAAGCCTGCTGAGTACATCCTTGTTGATACATATTTCGGCTTGACTGTCTTCTATCTCCTTAAATTTACCCAGGCTTATTAGTTCTTCAAATTCATCTGCAAATGTTTTAAAATCATCCTTGATAAAAAATGTTTCACACTTACCCCTTGCCATCTCTTGCTTCATGCCGCCTGTGGTCGCAAACCAAGCAACATACTTATTGTTATTAAAGATTAAGCCATTGTTCCATTCATCTTTTGCTTCTTTCTCTGTATTGGGGAGCATCACTTTTATTATCTCTTCTATAAGATGGCCGTTTTCGATTTTTATATTTTTGTAACATCCGAGAGCGAGCGTAAGAAAGTTTTCGGTTATTATTATTTCATTATCTTCCAGGTTTTCCGAGGTTATTATCCTATCTTTAATGTTTGATCTTCCAAAGCTATACATTCTAATTTGTTTTTGCTTCATTTGCTTAGTCCCCCGTATATTTAAAAGAACTGAAGATTGGCTTTTAGTTCGAAAACTTTCTATTTGATTATATCAGTAATATTTTCTTTCTCCGGCATAAAGCCCCTTATATTAAAGTAGTTTTGCTATTTGCTTTCGATAATCATTAGCACCACCATTAGCTGGATGTGGCACTGAGTAGTGGTTGATTCCAAAATATGATAAGGTATCGTGTGACTTCAAGCCTATAGTAATTATCTTTGTATTCTGAACTAGGCCACGCAGCATATTCAAGTATCTTATGCCTTCCCCTAATTCAGAATCTGATGGAGTTCGGTTTGTTAATAAGTCTGTCTTATAAGGATGGAAGGGAAATATATTCCACAGAATCACATCGGTAGGAGATTTTTTATTGTCAATTATTGACTCCCAAACTATTGTTGCAGTGGGCTCATTATATCCTTTTATGGATTGTGTTTTCTTAATACCAATATGTGTTGGATTGCTTGTGCGGCGAGCTTGGCAGTTAATCACTAAAGAAGGTTGAATATTTTTATTTTTATGATTGCCTAATAAAATTCGCTCAGAGGTCATGGCTATACCTGAAAAATGACCGCCTTGAAATCCTAAAGCCTCTCCCACAAAAATGTATTTTGCATGCGGGACTCTGAGTTCAAGATAATTTTCTAACTGTGTACATCTTATTTTAGGCGCTTCTTCACCGATATCATAAACTCCATCGAAATCCCGCCATGGATTATACACATTAGATGATGAGAAAGAGCCAAGTGCCTGAATAAAATTTTTAAGATTTCGCATGAAATTCACAACCCTTCATGAGCTTTATCGAGCATTATGCAGCTCAACATGTTAAATTATACTACAAAACACTATACTGGGTTATTCTGGGTTTGGTATGTTATAAAAAAAGACCGAAGTCAGTGCTTCGGCTTTATGTTTATTTAATTTTACTTAACGCTCTATTCACTTCATTCAGATAGAAATACTCAGGATCAAATTTTCTGCCCCCAGTATCCTTCTCGGCCCACACCAGCATATCGTTATATTCTTCATGATTTTTATCACTTATAGCTACAAGAAATGACTCATAGCCCCCGGTTCCACCCACATCTTCCGGTGGTCTATGTCTTTCTCCATCCAAACAAACAGGATAAGGTTCGCCTTCGTCGGCTTCGATAATCTTTTCAACGATCACTTCATGCTCCCAGTCATCACCGAAATCGTACTGATAAGTGAAATAAGTACCCGCTACCATGTATTCATCAATTTTTACTCTCTTGGCATTTTTCTCAGGAACATCATACATATCATCGAATTCCGGATCGGGGATATCAAAAACATAATCGTCAAATTCAAATGCAAAAAGGTGATAGTCCTGCCAACCAAATGCTGCCTGAATGATTTTATGTAACTTGAAAAATGTTATGTTTGACGGAATCATGATTCTTCGCCAGATTGGTGGTTCGATATCCATTATGGTAATTTTGAGCTGATAAATTATTGGCATTTACAACACTCTCCTGTGTCAATTTATATGTTTCCTAAACTTATGCTAATTAACCAAGATAAACATTCTCATTATGCCATTCCAGATAAAACGGTTCCGGCAACTGCTCTTTGCAATCAGGTAGAATAATCAATTTACTGCCATGGTGGGCATAGTATTCTTTTCCATTGCCGAAATCTTCTTTTATTCGATGACTTACTTCTACGGTAAGATTCTTATCTAT